TTGTTGTTCTGCCATTTTATATTATATTAACCAAGTTAAGTCTTGTGCTTCTCCACCTTGTGGGGTATTTATGTTCATACTCCACGGGTTTTGATTATACTGATTGTTTGCATTATAAGCAATACTATTGTCTTGTGTTCTAGTAAAGCTGTTTAACGCAGCGTATGTCAAGCTTTCTGCTGTCTTTCTGTATCTAAGGCTTGTCTCTCTTAGATAAGCTCCGATAGCAAAACTCATGACAAGGTCATCATTATAACTCTGCATTGCTTGCGCTTTGCCATTTTTCCAAATGAAGACCCTTAGCTCCTCGAGTAGCCTGATTGATCTGATAGTAGCTACTTTATTCTCTAAGAAGTCTCTCATCTTCTCTACAGCAAGAGGCCTAGTTTTCTCTGTCATTGAGAAGCCAGGCACTAATCCTGTTTGTGTATTAAACCTATCCACATATTTAGTAAAGTCCATTGACTGGTCTTGTTTGTAACTATAGTGGATGTTTGTATAACCTCTTTCTATTACTGTTTGTATAACGTCCCAACCAATGTTTGCATTTTCAACAACTAGTAGTGCGTTATTATATTCTGCGGCAGTACTTAGTAGCACATTCGCATATTCTCTCGTATCAATTTGTGACTTGAACTCAGCAACTTGTGTTACTGTTTCCACGTCTATAACATGAAATGCAGAGTAGTCATTACCATCTCCTCTAGCCACGTCAGCTACAACTGCATAATACTTCATAGGATCAGGATACTCCCATATCCATAAAGCTTTATCAAGACCTCTTCTTTCAATTGGCTCAGAGATCATATTCTGTTCGTAGAACGTTAGAACGTCTGGTTCTATTACGGTATTACCAGAAGTTGCAAAGTCACAATCACACTCTTGAGCCGCATTACGTTTACCTAATGTTCTATCTTGTTCGTCACGCCATGTTTGATCACGTTCTGGGTGTACGGTCCAAGGTAGAGATATAGGTAAAAACCTGTTTTGTTGTTCTTGCGCTGCTAGATAAGTTTTGTGAAACCAGTTACCTACACCATTAGGAGTAGATAATGCTATACAACCACCACCAGTCGCAAGTGTTTGTTGAGCGGCTGTGAATATCTCTTCAATTCTATCGATAAACGCAGCCTCATCTATAACTAGTAGAGACACAGCTTCAGAACGTCCAGAGTCACCGGCTGCAGAAACAGCTTTGATCTGTGAACCATTCGCAAGCTTTAAGCTCAACCTATTATCTTCAGACGTTCCTATCTTAAGCCAAGTTGGTAAGTTCTGATAAGCAAATCTTACCTTTGTTACCATGTTCTTGGCAGTGTCTTGCTTAGTAGCAATAACAAGAACATTCTTATCTTTGTTGAACAACATCAACCATAATGAATAAGCAGACACAAGAGTAGAAATACCTAACTGCCTTGACTTATTAATTACAGAATAGTCGTGCTTTTGAAACAGTTTTAAAACCTTCTCTTGAAACGGATAAAGATTAAAGAATTGTCTACCTTTTAAAGGGTGCTGGATCATATAGTACTTCTTCATGAAGTATACGGGATCCGTTGCACATTTGACAAACTCCTCTTTAATCTTCTCTTTTATGCTCTGTTGTTCAGACATATCTTACTTTATGAGTATGCCAGCGGCTAAGCCTGCAACTCCGATTATAACCTTTTCAAACTTACCCATCTTGAGCTTCCAGTTCTTCTTACTAACTTCTTTCTTCAAACCATCGATTTGTATCTGATAGTTTTTAGCTTGCTCAACACGGTCTTTATCAATAGCGATATAGTTGTCTTCTTTCTTTCTTAGATCAATGATAATCTTGTCTTTGTTCTTAACTAGAGTGTCTAGACCTAAGATAGTGCTGTCTTGAAATTTAATTACTTCTTTACTAATACCAAGCTGTTTAACATCAACAACAATCTGCTTAGATACTTCTAAAGGAAGATGAGTTGTATCTTCACTTAAGCTAGCAAATTGTACTGGGTATTGAAACATAAAGAAGCTGTCTACTTGTGTAGGTGTGTACACTAATGCTTTTTCAGCGTCTTTAAGATCATCTTTTAGAATTGCTACTTTATCTTTTAGACCATCAACACGATCAGTTAAGTATGTGTTAGTCTCTTCAAGATACTGTATACCAGCTTCTAGACTGTCGTTCTCTTGTTTGATAGAATCGATTCTATTTTCTAGAGAGTCGATCTTGTGTTCATATGGTTTAGTATCAAACTCTGGGCTACAGCCTTTTTGAATGAATATCCACCACAAAGCTATGATAGCAATAGCTATAAAGCCGATTTTAGTCCATTGGTTCTTCATCTGTGTCAGTTTCAGGTGTTTCAAGTTGTTGAATCTGCTGCTTTAATAGCTTGAGTTGATCTGGCATGTTACCTACTTCTTTCTTGTAGGCAGCCACATCTTTAAGTTTCAAAGAACCATCTGGTGCTTTAACAGCGTGTTTTGATAGTATCGCTTTTACTTTCTTTTGAAGTTCAGCGTATTGAGCCTTCTTCTTGTAAAGGTCTCTAAAATCCTTGTCGGTCTTCTTAAGGTCCGCCTTGGATGGTCCAGCCTCGTCATCTCCAACGTCTTCTCTGATCTTGGAAATAATAGTGAGGTTGTTTTCGGTTAAATATTTTTCTAAGTTAAATGACATCTCTGCTCATTTACTTATAAATATTTATCATTCAACTAAATCGTCCTTATTTACAGTCAGGGCCTTACGGAAGGGTCTAGATAGCTCCAACCACTTGTCATAATCATATTTGATACCAAAAATGAAGTATTCGTCTGATTTTCCTTCAGACTTAGGGTATTCTACTGCAGGCCCTTTTGTAGAGTGGGGCTTGATTACCCCATTATCATCTTCATATAGGTGAAATACAATCCCTTCAATAGTTCTTATAGTACGGTATAAATGGTCTTTTCTTGCCATAATTAGAGTTTATGGCTAAATATACAAAAAAAAGTTGAAATAAAAAAATTTATTTTTAGACGTTGAAATTAACACTCTGGTCTCCTACTACATCAACATCTATTGGAAGCTCAGTATTTCCTTGTTCTGTCAAGTCTTCTTCTTTTAATTTAGATGGGTCTATAATTCCTGAGAGTGCACTCCAATATCTGTAACGACCTGTTTTTTCTCCTTTTAACTTTTCACTAGTGCTCTTAAATCTTACTTGTATTCTAACTTGGTCTCCTACTTTATCAGAATAGTTATTATCTATCTTATGTAATTGAGGACTAGTAAAGTTTGCAGAAGTTGATAAAACGTGGGTTGCACACGCTGGAGAACCCGGTCCGAACTTTTCACGGCCTGACATAGCTTCTTTAGTGAAGGCTATTTTGAACTCTTTACTTGAAGCAAACAATTGCTTGAGAAGTTCCATTGCCTTTTTATGAAGTGCTTCAGCTTTATTAATGTCAGCATCTTTACCTTTCTTAAGAGCGCCGCCAACAGTTCCAGTTTTAGTATATCCTACTTGTACAAACTGGCTAATTGTATTTTGTAATTCCTTATATAAAGGTAGTTTTTCTACTCCTGGTGCTGTTTTAATTGCTGCAGCTAAAGTAGCTTCTGATTCATTTTTACCAGCAGATAATAATTGTGCATTACCTGCTTTTACTGAGACTCTAGCAGATCCTAACATTACATCTGTTTTAGGTGTATTGTCAGTAGCTCCAAAGCTTTTCCAAAAGCTAGTAGTATTATAATCTCTTTGAAGTTTATAAGCAGATTTTCCTCTAAACGCCGCTTTATTTTCATTTATAGCTTTTAAAGCACCTTCATACATTGCTTTATCAGCTTTAATAGCTTTAACTGCTTCAGGAGTTAATTCACCTGTAATAAACATTTCTTCATCATCATTTGGCATAAACACATTATACCAAGCTAATACTAAAGCAAGTTCAAAGTTAGAAGCCCTTTTAGTATCAGCCTCTCTTAATATAGCTTCTAGTATTCTAGCTTCAGTTAACTCTTCTCCTCCTTCTTCACCTGCGGCTGGTTTTTCTGATGGAGGTGTTGGCCCTGCTTCTTCATCTGGTCCACCTGCCGGAGCTTGTTCTGCACCTTCAGGCCCTTTAGTTTTTAGTGGGCTACCGAATCTTAATAGTCTAGATATAGCAACCATGCATCTTTCTTTCTCACCAATCGCCATCAAATAATATCTCTTTCCTTCTACAGTGGCTTCATAAGCTTTTCCCATGAACTGTAAAAAGAAAAACTGTCCATTATGAAGTACAATCTTGAATGTTGTAGGCTTAGGTGCTACTACATAGATACCTGTGATATACTCTTCAAATGAAGGAGTCATCAAGTACTCTAAGGTCTTCTTGAGTCCTACATACTTTCTCAATATAAACTGCATAGGATCATCCTCAAACGTAGATGTTTCAGGCTCCATCCTATCTAACTCTTGTAAGAGTATAGTCTTTAATATATCGTGCTGTGACACAGGCATTCTTATTTTGCTTTTTTAGCAGCGCTCTTCCACATTGCGGCGGCAGCTACAGCTTGTCCTCTTTCTTTTGAACCGTATTTTTTAGCGGCTTTTTTAGCGATCATTTCAAAGCCTTTGCCTTTCTTTCCAATGTCTTTACCAGCTGCGGCTTTTTTAGCAATAGTTGACTTTTGCTTTTTAGTAAGGCCAGCAGACGGCTTCTTCTTGGCTTCTAACAAATCTTCCATCATAGATTGTAAATTCATGTCATCTACAGGCTCTTCTTCATTACCAACTGGTAGCTCATCCATTTCAGACTCTTGATCATCATGAGATAGTTCATGAAAACCTTGAGCGGCTTGATCAATATAGTTCTCAGCATTTGTAATGTGATCTTGAATCCAGCCTGGGATATTACGCTCATCATTACCTAGCTTCATCTTAAGTTCCATCGCACTTTTGATGATAGACTCAAGGCTATTGTGTGCCATTGATACTTCATGATCTTCTTTCATGCCTTTTTTAGCACGAAGTGCTTTGAAGT